CGATCGCATAGGCAGATCGGGGCCACTAGGGCACGAAAGTATTGCTCTACACAGTCTAGGGGCAGAAAAGCGGAACCCCCGACTTCCGGGGGAAGAAGTCAGGGGTTCCTCATCGGCTACCTGGGGGGCAGGTAACCGGGTCTAAAGGGAGTCGGAGTCGTCCAGAATCTCGTAGTCTCCGAACTCTCCGGCGCCGCCGGAAACGAAACTAAGAACCATGTCAAGCGCGTCGTCACGGTTCCCGTAAACCGTAGCAACCTTGCGGTTCAGGTGATAGATGCGGTATCCACCCTTCATCATGTCCCCCTCTAGGACTGGTAATCCTGCTCGTAAACCCAACCAAGGTTCTCATCGTAATAGTCGCCCGGTGCATTGGTGACCGGGTTGTCCTTACGGTATGCGGCGTACTCAGCGTAGGTCATGGTCTGACCGTTAAGCAGGGTGACCTGAACGGTGCCATCGGCAAGTCGCTCAGTCTTCTTGTATCCCGCCATAACCCCTCCCTTCCTTAACCCCGATTGTATCAGACGCTAGCGGATGCTCGCGCCACTATGGAAGCCTTCGTGGGCCTCTTAAAGAACCCGAACAGCGGATCATCATCGGAGGCCGTCAGCGTGGCGGTGAACGTCACCGTGTCCCCCTCCTCCGCGCTGACCGTATTGTAGTTGCCCTCCAATGAGCGGGGCATCGTGCCCCACAACCGGAAGCCATCCGTCGTTTCAATCAGCATCTTCAAGGTGATCCCACCGGAGTACGTGTAGTACGTCTCCTGAGCCTTGATTGACACGATCACGCCGGTCACCGTGGCGCGGCCCTCAGGGACCGTCACACCGGCTTCCAGCAGCGCCGCACGGCGAGCCTCACGCTCAGCCTTGGCCCCCAGAGCGGCAGCCCTAGCGGCCTCACGCTCAGCCTGCTCAGCAGCGTACTGCGCCTGACGCTCCGGGTTAGGCGTACAACTGTGCGAGGGATACCAACTCTTGACGCCCCCGAAGTCGCCCAGCCATGTCGTCTCAACTGCCAGGTACTTCTTTCCGCTCTTGGCGGTTCGCCACGACACCATCGTGTAGCAGTCGCGGCACATGAACCATGAATCGCTCATGTCTTGCCCCCTTTCCACACCCTAAGTGTACCACACCCCGGTTAGGTCTAGGAGGCGCCGGAACTCGCTCTCCGCAGCAGCGAACCCGCCCATGAAGCAAGCGTTAGCGTTCACGCTAACAGCGCCACGGACCCCGTTCGCATCAGACCACAGCGTGACCCGCTGAGAATCGGACATAGCGGCCTCAGCCGCCACCGTCAGGCCCGTGACCCAAGAGAAGCCCTTACGGGTAGGAGCCCAGCCCAGCAGCCGCTTAGCGCACTCCCCACCCACACGGCTACCGTCAGACAGGTAGGCAACCCAACGCAGCCCGGTCTTGCCGCACCGCTGACACTCGCCATTGCCCTCATGGTCTTCCACGCGCCACACCGTCAACTCGGTCATGGCACCCCCTTCCCGTACACCACCATGATACCATACCCCCGTTGGGCTACTGGCGGGTAGGGGTCAGAAAGGAACCGAATCCCGAATCTGCCGAAACCGGATATGCAACTGACAAGCGTAGGCGATCAGGTCTTCCACCTCTTCCAAGGCGTCCTGCACAATCGCATCCAACTCGCGGCCCTCAAACCGCTGCTTGCCCGACCCATCGTCGTACTGCAACATGCCCGGACCCATGATCCGGTCCTCAAGCCTGCCCACAATCTGTGCGACCTCAGCCGCGTACTCCCCAGAAGTCATGGACTCACAGTACCGCCAGGTCACCCCAACCGCCATGCCCCACAAGCATCGTCACAAGCCCAGCCGGAGAATCCTGACCCGTCCGATGCTTCCACCATTGACTGCCACCATCCAACGCCGGAATCTGAATGAACGATTTAGCCCCCGTCTGCTCCACCCGCAAATGGTGAAGATGCGCCCCCAACAGCAACGTCGCTGACCCAATCGGCTGCATACCGTGAGCCTGATTAGCCCACCACTTAATCGGGTCACGCCCAAACTGATGCCCATGCGCGAACCCCGTAGGAGTACCCGCCAAATCCAACGTCACCGTCAACTCATCATCCTGCGGGAACACAAACGACACATTCTCAAACCCGCCAGACAAACGGATCGCATCCGACACAGCAGCCGCACCCTCAACAGCCCACGAATCCGTGTACGAGCGCACCACCTTACCCACACGCTGAGCCTCATCGTGATTACCCGGCACCACCGGAATCACCACACGATCAGCAAGCGGAGCAAACACCTTCACCTGATGAAGCATCAAACGCCGGAACACCCTGACCTGCTCCGTAATCGACAAGTCAAGACGCCCCGCAGCAGCAAGCGCACCGCCCTGCGAATACAGGCCCTCTACACAATCCCCCAGCCACGGCAACGTAATGTCCGACACCGGACGCCCCAACCGGCGCAACTCCTTCAGCCGCGTAACCGCCGCATCAGTCTTAGTCAGGAACCGCTCAACCGTGCCCGCCGTACCATCACCATCCGGCTTACCTAACTGAAGGTCGCCCGCCGCCACCACATACGACAACCCGCCCTCAACCGGATCAGCCTGCTTACGGGGACGCCACTTAGCAATCGCATCCACAAGATCATCAGCCGACACCCCACCCGCACGCTTACGGCGAATGTTCGCCCGGTAATAGAAGAGCCGCTGAACATTGCCCTCACCGATACCGGCATCCCACGCCCGATACTGAACCGGCTCAACCACCTCATACTCAGCCGGGTCCAAATCCCACACAGCAAGCAACTCGGCCCAATCACGGGGCGGAGCATCCATAGGGCTAGTCGTCAGCGTGCCCGCGTTACCATCCCACGCCACACCCGGCTCCCAACCCACAGGAGGCCGAGACGTAGCAGGCTGATACGGAGACGTGGGCCCCGGCGAAACTAGCGAACCAAGATCGTCCTCAAGAGACACGCGGCCTCTCCATCCTGTCAATAGCCGACAGGGCCGTCACCTGAAGACTGTCAGCCATCTGCTGCATCATCGAATCGACAGCAACCGCAGCAGCGTACCCGTGGAAATCCCCAGCCCCATGCGCCTCAGCAGCCTGCGCCCCGGCCTGCCGCTGAATCATTCGCATGTACGAAATAAGCGACTCAGAGTCAATCCACACCTTACGATCAGGCATAACCATCAGCGTCAAATCCTTCACGGACATAGACACCCCGAACCCATGTGACGCCGCCGGTGCCGCTGCACCGACTGATACCCCACATCGAAACCCCAGTTACGCAGAACTCCGGCTACCTTGCCCGAAGCCACACGACAATCCGAGGCAACCAGAACCTCCAACTTGTCACGCTGCTCCTCAGTAACCTGCTCCAACACCACAGCGATAGAACACCTCTTCTGATGCGGCTGCACAGTAACCTCAGAAAGCAGCGACTCAAGATCAGACGCAAGATCACTCATGTCGGTTCTCCGCCTTACAACGCGAACACCTAATAGCCCACGGACGAGTAACACTCAAAGCAAGAATACGATTACAACGCCAACAGCGCGGGGCCTCATCAGTAACCGCACTACGCCCATACGGGTCCGTCACGGGCGCACCTGACAAGAGAAGTTCACACTCACCATAGGACACCCATTCTCGTCCTCCCCCATAGGAAGCACACCGCCATCCGGGGCGATACGCATGATGTGAACCGTAGAAATAGTCTGCTCAAGCACAGCCCCCAGCAGCCGCCTAATCGCATCGGCCTTGTCCCGCGCCCCCGGATAATCCCCACGGGCCGCACGGCAAATAACCTGCAACCCGGGCTGATCCACCGCCATAGCGGCAGAACCCATAGTGAACTGAGGCGCGAAACCCGCAGTCTCAAACACGCACACACACGCATCCGGCGACTCCGGCATCACCGCGAGAAACAGGTTAGTGCCCAGGGTGCCCTGGCCCTGCGCCTGCAAATAGTCACCGACAGCCTCTAGGACAGTCACGTGAACCTCCTATTGAGCATGTCAAGAACACGTGCAGTCATCCTAGCCGCCATATCACGGGAGTAACGCTTAACCGGGTACTCCAAATACTTGTACCGGGTAGGAGGGGCGTGCTTATTGCCCGCGCCCCAGCGGCCCCCACTATTAGGAGGAATCTCATGGACATAGATCGCATACGACGCAGCAGGACCGCCGTAGGTAATCATCACCATTGCCTTAGTGCCCGACATGACCGGGAAATGCACCTGACCTGAAGCCCTCAACACACCCATATCCACGGGTACGAGGGTCTGCGAGATAGCGAACGCCTCCTGCGCCTCCTCATACAAGGCACGGGCAGCGAACTTAGGGGCATCGTTACCGGCGGCAGTAAAGGCAGCCATAAGCGGGGCTAGCCCCTTGACCCTTACGGAAGCCACACTAACTCCAACCCGGGTTAGGCACCGAAGCCGATGACCGTATGGTGATCGCCCGTCTCATCCTTAATAGTAGCCACAGAAGTAACCAGGGGTGACCTTCCACCCGGCAACGTCAACCGATCTTTCACCGTCACCGTAGCCACCCCATACACAATGGCCCGGCCCTCCTCAAGAATCTCCCGACCCTCAGCATCACGAACCATCCGCGAATCAAACACAAGACGACACCGATAGTTAGTGCCCGCACCCGACCACGCCTGCTTCCCGTACTTATCCATAGTCGAAGTACCAAACACCGTCACGGTGTGCGGCATCATCACATAGAAATCACGCGCAATACCCATCAAAGCCTCTGATTGTCGTGAACCCCAG